CTACACCTTGTAAAAAATAGTCATCTACCCATTCTCGTTTCTTTGGTTTTTTAGTTGTTTTAAAATCTATTATTGTCTGTTTATTTTTCCATACGCCTACACAGTCTGTTGTTCCTGCATATAGATCAGGATAAAATAAAGATACTTCTGTCCCCCATACTTCATTTAAATTCTTAAAACCTTGTTCAATAACTATATCTGCTAATTTTTCTGCTCGCTTATATATAATGTTAGATTTTGTTGTTGTTTCCTTTCCATTTATATGGTTTTCTAACATTGAATGAACAACCGTTCCCATATTAGCTGCTTCACTTGTTATTTTTTGTGCTTCTTGTATACCTATACGTTTCCGCCATGCAGATAACGCCCTACGTGACTCTGCAGATTTTGTTGCATCTAAAATAGTTGTTACACTAGGAACATCACCTGAGGGTGTAGAATATAATCTTTTGCTTTGTTTTGTTGTTCTCTTAAGAGAGGTATACGGATATAATTCGACTAATAATGACATATACTAATTGTACATAATATACACGAAATTGTCAAGTTATTTTACCATTCAATTGACCATTTAAATGTTATTGTGGATGTACTATTAACTTGCTGTGATATAGAATAAGACAAATCTTTAAAATGTTTAAGAACTTGTGCCATCTGATCAAGTTTTACTTTATCTGTAATAAGATTCTGCCATGTTTTGTAATAGTCTTGTGCTAGTAAATATTTTGTAGAATTTGTTGCGGCTCCGCCTGTAATTGTTACAGTTGGTGCTGTTACATAACCTCCACCAGCATTTGTTATTGTGAAGGTATCTATTCCTCCGCTTGAAACTGTTACTGTTGCCAATGCTTGTACATTGGGAGAAGCAACTACTGCTACTGGTGGTAATGTATAATTTGCACCAGCGGCTGTTAGTCCATATCCTATTACTCGTCCTATTGCATCTGTTGTAGCAACAACAGTAGCACCTGCACCTGTTGTATCACCGACTGCATTTGTTATTGTTACTATTGGTGCTGTAGTTGCGTCATACCCAGAACCATATGTTGCTGGTACAATATTACTCAATGCACCGCCTGTTATTGTAGTTGTTGCTGTTGCTGTTTCTCCATCCGGTGCGCCTATTGTTACAGTTGGAGCAGATGTATATCCTTCGCCAGCAGTAGCCACAGAAATTGAAGTTACTTTATACAAATTCTGATACAAATGATCTAAATTACTTGCAGTTGCAGTACCGTCTATTTGAGTCGACCATGTCATAACAGTATCGCCATCCACTTCAACAGATAATAGTCCTGCTTCAACAGCAGTTAATATTTCTGTTTCAATGTCACGAATTTCTTGATGTATAACAGAATCAATTCTTGCTTTTGTTCGTGCCTGACTGGCTGTTAACATTGCTACCATTATTTAATTTCCTTCTTAAGTTGACGCTTGGCCATTTTACTTATTGTTCGTTCTTCTTTATCTGCTACATCTGGCGATACATATCTTTCAGCGTCTGTTGTTGCAATTTTAATTGTATCTCGATTTGCCATTGCTACAACAGGATGTCCGGATAATATCTGAACTACTGTTACTGGATCTACACCTACATATCCCATACTTTTTAAGTCCAAAACTACTTGATCTGTGTTTACTTCAGTTGTACCTTCAGCAGACGCTGTGACGAGAAGATTAATTATCTCATCACGCAAATCATTTACATATTCACCGGCCTCAAAAAGTTCTGTTAATCTCATTTCATTGATTGGATAATTTGACGTAAAACTTTATCGTTGTATTTGCCTTCTTTTAGTGCAGTCTGTAGAGCACGTTTTGCTTTTTCTACACTTTCTTTCTTAACTGCTCTACCCAATGATACGTCTGCTGGACCAGCAGCTGCTTCGGCTCCATCTAAACTAATTTCGTCGTCGCCACCTAATCCGTCGTCCATATCAGTGTCGCCCATATCCATGGACATATCATCTGATCCCATGTCTGTTGACATAGCAGACTTTTCACCAGTTAAAACTAATACTGCATCTTGAACTTGCTCATGTGTTCCTTTAATTCCTTCTAATGCACTACCTAGTGCAGCTTCAACAGAACCATTAAATTGCTCACCCGCTTCTGGGCCATACTCTTCTTTAATTCTGTCTACTAGAGGCATTAAATTTTCAACTTGCATCTTAGCCAAATCTTCTGCGATATCTTGTAGTTGTACTACCATATCCTTCGCAGCTAATGCTAATTCTGCCTGATCAAGATCTTGCTCTAAAAGTTTTTTCAAATTTTTAAAAGTTGCTTCTTCATTCATTACGTTTCCTCTACGTTTAATACTACTATTTAGTTTGCCGTACGGCCAAACACCGTGTCCTCCAAGAGCACCAAATGTCTGCCCTCTTGGTTCGGGTGTATCTTTATGCCCACCTGTATCCATTGACGGAGTACCTAATTTAGGAATCCATTTAGGTTTTCGGCCTTTTTTTCCTTTCTTTCCCTTGTTGGGATTTGTTCTGTTTGCTGTTGTGGCCTGTGTACCTGTACCCACGTTAGTTAGTCCTTTGACTATCGTAGGAGCACCTGTCATTGTTCCTAATTTTATTATATCGGTATTTGGTACATCTTTAGTGCCATCTTTAGTGCCGGTTCCTGCTATAGCAGGAGCAACTATACCGCCAGTGACATCGATGCCTGTTCCTGGAACAAAATGGTCTATACCAGTGTCGACAGTTCCACCTGTTGGAGGAGCATGGTCTACAGTATCAGTATCAGTATCAGGTACTGTTATATCTGCCATACTAACACCAGTACGTGGTATTGCAGCTCCTGCAGCTCTATCATCAAATCCTCGTGTATCGTCTTGTTGATATCCTTGTGCCGCAATAGCATCGGCGGCTGTTGCCGCATCGGCCGCTTGTTGCGCGGCAATTTGTGCTTGTTGTGCGGCAGTATATTTGGCGCCCATATCAACACCAGTACGTGGTATTGCAGCTCCTGCGGCCGTATCATCAAATCCTCGTGTATCGTCTTGTTGATATCCTTGTGCCGCAATAGCATCGGCTGCTTGTTGCGCGGCAATTTGTGCTTGTTGTGCATCAATTGCATGTTGTGGTGTAACATAGGAAGGTGATGCTGTTCGTCCTGTTGGTTCGGCCATCATATCCCATTCACTTGCATCACTTGCTGGTTGCTTTTTAATAGCATTAATAGTTGCCGCAACATCACTATCTAATTTTGCTCTGACCTGGTCAGCTTGTGCGTCTGTATAATTGGCTCCTTTCATGTCAGGATGTACTTGAATTATAGAGTCTACTGCGGCCGCTAACACTGGTTCTGCGTTGTTTACTCCTGACGTGTCGCCGGCATCTATAACTATTTGTGCGGCTGTGGCGGCTGTGACTGCCGCGGCAGCTGCCGCTTCAGCTGCTACTTTTTGTTGATATTCTGGTTCTCCTTTAACAAAATCTTTCCAGCCGCCATGAACGTGCGGGTAAAGAGAAGTTGCTTGTATGAATGCTCCTTGTATAGCCAACTCACGTGCAAGTTCAAAGTTTGCCAATGCTACCATTTCATTTGCATCACCAGCATCCGCCGAATGTGTCATTAAACCTATAAAATTTACACCTTTAAGTACTGCCTTAGCAATGGCTCCTGCTTTAGCACCACCTAATGCTTTATTTAACCAACCTATACTATCATCTGCCGCATTTACTACTGTAGTTCCAACATTTGCATATACTCCAGTAGGAACTCCTGAAAATGCCGCTCGAGCAGCTGTTAATCCAGCCGCTGTTGTAATACTAGCAGAATTAATATTAAGTTCATTTGCAAAACGTTGTGCTAGTTCAGGTTTTTTTGTTAATATTTCTGTAACGTCTATAGATTTTCCGTCGTCTGTTTTATATATAAATTTTAAATCTTTATCATCTCCACTCGACGATATAAGTTTTCCTGTTTTAGGATCTACTAATGTTGGTAATGTATATTTTTCAGTTTCATCTTCTTTAGATTTAGTAGGTGTGCGTCCTGGAACTTTGCGCTCAATTAACTGTTTTAAATATTGTTCAAATAAAACAACTCTATTATATTCTGCTAAATCAAAATCTCTATATAATTCTTGTTTTGCATCTTGTACTTGCTGAAGTACTTTCTTAACAGAATTACCGTATACTGGATTCTTTATAGTATAACCATAATCTTTTTCAAGAATATTTTTAATATCCGTATGTTCTTGTTCTTTATTTTTTAAATCGTTTAAAAACATGTTATCACCTAAACATTTGTTTTCTTATTTCACGTCTAGTATGTATTACTTTACGTTTATTTTCTTCAAATTGTGTTTCGTACAATTCTACGTTAAACGAATCTTCTGCTCTCTTTAAGAGAGTTTTATAATGCTTTGCTTCGTTTAATTTACTACCATATGTACCATCTAATTTATAGATGTTATTTGCTTCCATATCTCTATTTTTAAGAAGTGCATTAACAATTCCTACTGCACTTTCAAATAAAGATATATTATCATACAACATTTCTTTATGTTTATTTAAAACTTTGTATGATTTGTTTTCAATTATTATTTCATAATCTAATATACCAACACCAGATTTGGTTTTGTTTGTCATAGCAATAATATCGCCGGCGCTTTTATCTTTTCTAGCCTGCTCTGCTACTTTACTAGTAGATTCATTTAATCTACTCATGATAGTTTCCATGGCCTTAACATCGGGGTTCGAAGACCCCGATGTCTTGGTCCGATCTGCACTACCATTGCCATTTAATTTAGACAATAAGTCTTTCATGGCTTTTGTATCTTCTGGTGTATGTGCCATAATATATTACTTACGCGGCGCCTTCACCACCACCGCCGATCATCGATGACATTTCCCACCATCCGGCGGCGTCACCAATAAAACCTACTACAATAACTGCTACTACTATGAGTAGAATTTTTTGCTTTTTGCCCATTTCGCTGAACTTTTTCATTTCTTATATCTCCTTTATATAGTATAATCAATGCAAGTAACAGTATTTGTATTAGTACCAAACTTAATACTGTCACCATCTTGTAGGCGCAATAATGCACCTCTACTAACTAGGTTTCTCGCAAGTTCATTTTCTCTTTCCGATAAATCTTCTTTATAAAGGAAACCATCCGTAGATTCGTTTATTTTGTTAATTAATTTATATTCTCTATTACCAACAGGCATGATTAAACCGCCTTGTATTTCTATTATTCTCATGTCAAGCCTGCTGTTTTTAATAATCTATCTATTTTATCTGATGTTCTTTTATCTGCTGGTATAATTGTACCGTCTGCTTTAGTAACTGACGCAGTAGGCATATCTGCTGGATTTCTAACTGCAACACCGGTTGGCTGTTTACCCTGAGCACCTTTGCCTGCAACTGCTCTCATTTCTTTTCTACCGCCAGCAATTGCACCCTTATCCGAAAATGCAGAAGAATATCCAGTGGTGCCTGTGGGTTGCATAGGTACAGTTTCCCTAGACTGTTTTATATTATTACCTGTATTTCTACCTGTTGCATGAGTAGGTGATAATCTTTCATTTGCTTGTATATGAAGACCAGGAATATGAGGACCTAAAATATCTAATATAGTATTCATATCATTTTCTTCTACTGCATCATTTAATGACAATAAATCGCTCAATCGTATATGTTTCATAGCAGATTCTATATCAGAAGAATCTATATTATAATCACTATAGTTCTGTAATACAGAAGTTAATGTTTTTGCTACACTATTATTTTCTTTTAATGCTTTGAAAAAAATTGTCATTTTATTTTTTACCAATTTTGTTAAGGCGTGCCACTCGCTTACTTGCTGGATTAACTCGTTTTGTTCGTTGGATCTTTCGCTGTATTCTGCTACCCATCCTTGCTTTAGTCCGTTTAAGAGTAAAACGTTTTTTAATATCCAGTGGTGCAGAACATTGGCCCATATTTGCAACAACACGACCTTTTCTACGACCAAAAGTACATCTATACTTACGTATAACCTTTTGACCGCGACGAGCCCAGACCATTTTGGTCTCGGCAATTAAGGGATTTGGATTAAAAAACTCGTTCAGTTGCATTGGATAACCTTAATATTATATTATAATATTTAGCAAAATTATCCCATTTGAATAAGCAAGACTACAATAGTAGATACGAGGCCTGCCAATATAGTACCTGTTGCACCAATAATAACCTTGGTCATGCTATGGTGCGACTTTGTAATTTGGTCTTTTAGTTCCAAAACAATCGTATATAAAGTATCTTGTCTATTTTCTATCACTTTTAATTTCTCATGCATAGTAGAATACCTCTCCGCACATAAATCTACGTGAGCTTCAAGCGATTCTTTTTCTATCTTATATACAGTCTTACCATTTGGCATATATTAATTCCTCTTGAACTACTTTTCAAATAAGTAGAATATCAGTTCGAGAGCCTGAGCGTGCCTAAAATGAGCCTAAGTTAGTTATTAAAATTGTGCCTGTATTAGCCTTTACAAATTTGTAACTTATATTTTTGTTACACTTGTATTTATAGCTCTGTATTTTTGATAATATAGGTATTTTTGTCATCTGCAGACGTACAATCAAACGTAGCACCGACTGTTGCTGATTCATCTAGGTTATTGAATATAGGAACAGCATTAATATCTCCTACTAATCCTTCTACACTTGTTTGATTAGCAAATTCTGTTGCAAATTTAGTAATCCATATAGAATGATTGCCTGCATGACCAGTACCAAATTCATAATTAGATAAATCTTGTCCTGCTAATTTCATAACAGAACTAATAAAAGGTTGGCATCGAAGTCCTATTGTTTGTAATAGTACACTAAGATTTTGTGCCTGTTGATATTCTTTACCAGATCCGGATGTTATACCTGTATCTGTAACATCTATTAATGTGTATATAGTGAAAAATTCTGTGTCACCGTGGCTAAATTCACCAGGTCTAAAGATTCCACTGGGGGTAGGATTTGTCATTTTTACCTATAGGTTCGTTTGCCTATTTGATATCCTGCCGCATAACCAGCAACAGCGGCTCCAATAGTTTTTAAGGCAACGCCGGCAATCTTTTTCATGCCGCTTTTTGTTTCAGGATTATTTGCATTGTCTATACCCAAATTCTTATTTCTAGATAATGCATCTAGAAGAGGCATTAATTCTGCCAATCTAGCATTTGTTCTGAAGTACATTAACAATCTTGTTACTGCTAAATGTTTTTCAGTTGTAGAAGCTTTATGCCAATTTTGAACCAATCGTCTGATACTTTTATAATTGCTTGTTTTAATATTTAATTTCTTTTCTAGTGTTAGAAAAAAGCGAGGAATAAATGCACCGTCTGTTTGTAACGTATTATTAGACATTTCTTTAAAGAATTTACGCAACAAATGATATGGCATGTTTATACGGGTTCTTGCAATAGCATTCTTTTCAGGGGTACCACCTATTAGTCTGTCCGAGTCTCCACTACGATCAAATAATATATAATATGCTAGATAAAGATCTGTTCCTGATACTCTATAATGATCAAAAGAATTATAGCGAATTGTTTTATCTGCATAATCAATTGCGGAAGGAGCAGAGTCATATTCGGAATATAGCATGTATAAAAGAAGCGTATTTAAAAAGGCAAAGTTAGCAATATCGTCTATGCCTTGTTTAGCCATAACTGTTCTATTTCGAAACATTCTTGCTTCTGTTATTTCTTTGTTTATAAAAGATAGTTCCATAGTAATATTTATTATAATTTATATTGTATGTTGTGTCAACTTATCCAAATTTCTTATCTGGAGCAAAATTAGCAGAAGAAAATGTAAGTCTATCTACTAATTTAACAGCATTACCTAAATGATCGACTGCAACAAATCCTTCTGGTGCAGTTACTTCTACTGTACCGTCGGGGTGCATTAAAAATGCATCCATACTTTTAATTTGATTCAACTTATTAACTAATAGACTCTTAGCGGCAATTGTTCTTAAGTACAATCCATATATTCCTTCAAGTTGTGGTTTATTGGATTGCACCCATTCAATTGCTGTATTCAAATATTCTAATCTCTTTTGTCCCGCCGGTCCTTCTGAGCCCGTTTTTAATTTTGCAACTGCTTTATCTGTATTATCAATTAATCTTTCAACAAAATCATCTACAAAACGTGAAGGATCTTCTTGAAAACTGCCGGTACGTACATAACTATTAACATGTGCTTTTAATTCATCACCTACTTTCTTAATTGGACTGTTATTTAAAATATCAAATGTTGCACTTGTTGCTTTATTAGCAAATGCAACATTGTCATTAATTGCCTTTGCTATTTCTTTACTTTCTTTATCGGTTAATGTTGCCGCGCCACTATAGTCTTTTATATAAGCATCATCTACCCAAACATCTGCAGATTTACCTTTTAACCCACTCACGTCAATGTTAAAATTAGCATTCATGTCTGCTAGATTAGCACCTTCATACATTGTATGGAAAACAATACCTATTTTAGCACGTCTTATTTCGTTTGCAAGATTACTATCGTTAGGTACAGCATACATAATTGTATTAGGTTTAAATGTTAAATAATCCTTACCATCAATTTCATATACTTCTAACATATCGGGTGTGAACAATAAGTCGCCCTGCAGGACTTCTTTTATACCTAGTTTTCTTAGATGCTTATATGCATCTCCTAGTTTGTTCCGTAAACCTTGTTTACTATCAACTTTACCGTCGTTCATTACATCTGGATGATTCTTTGCAATGTGGCCAGGCTTCTTATTTAATTTTGGATCTTGTGCAAATACACCTTTTGTACCTACAAAAAATTTACCATCACTAGGATCTGTACCAGTAATTATAGCAGGTGCGCCATCCCATTTGATTGTTATTTTTGTAGAATTCTTTGATCGACCTTTTAACATAGAAAGTAACCCACGCATTATGTCTATGGACTTTTGTACACCAGCATATCCACCATTTAAAATTTCATCTTCTATATGCTCTAGATGAACATTTTTTCCTTCCTTATCTTCTTTTAACTCTTCCGTGTCATCAGAGTTTGAATTACGATGAAATCCTTTATCGGTGGGTTGGGGTAGGCGAGAAGTTCTGTTAGTTCTAGAATAACGCCGAGGATACCCTGAAGTAATATCTTCTATTCTCATACTTTTTCCTTATTCATTCGAGCCTGTTTCTTTTTTTCATATTCAACTTCGGCATCATACTCTCTTTCAGCATGTGTTTTAACAAGCGGTGATGCTATGTCCGCCGCATACATTCCTGCCAATATAGAAGCAATAAGATTTAATGCTGGGCCTATATCCATACCCAATGTATCTGCTAATGGTTTACCAGCAAAAAACATTATACCAACTGCGGCACCTATTAGTTTAGGATGCTTTCTAAAAAATCCTGTAAACTTATGGATGTCTGTTATTTTAACACCCTTTCTTTGTAAAGCCTTTAACTCCCTTTCATATGCTTTCTGCGCGGCTATATCAGTTAAATGATGATCTTTTGCATATTTGTTTGCCTTCTTAAAAAGATTCCTCACGATTTCCACCTTCCTTTCCAAATCTGCTTCAAATAATGCATGTGAATCAAATACTGGATGTATGTTAGCTACTTCATTTATTTTCATTTGCTTTCCAATCTGCCGGATCCGATGTTGTACCTGCCCCTATATGAGTTCCGCCAGTAACAGTGATAGTTGGACTCTTCTTGGGTTTCGACTTAGGTTTCACAGGTGTCGACTTAGGTTTTGTGGGTGTCGTTGTTGTCGTTGTCTGCGGTGCATATCGCCCATCGTCTAGAGGTCGAATTTCATAGCTACCATATGGTTCACTTTGATTTACATGTATATACGACTTATTATGTGGTGATCTCGTATCTAACCTATCAGGAAAAAATTGGCGCCGCTGATTAGGGGTCAATGGTTGCCGTTGACCGGTACTAAACGCACTTCTTTCACCTGTACTTCCCCAATAAACATCTCCCTTGGTATACTTGCCACCTTCGCGATCAGCAATCGTCTTTGCCCTGTCCATACTCTGGCCCGCAGAATGCATCTCACTATTATCTACAAGGTGTTGTACTTCATGCATCAAATCGTTCAATTTCGGGTTCGCACCAACACCTATTTCGTCGGTCCCTCTGGCCCATGCATCTGTATCAGCATCCATACTTATATCATGAGTAACAGTAGCATTGGCTATATGTGGGTAATTTTTATAAACCTCCGGTGCATGTAGAAAATCTCTTAAAAACATACTGCCGCCTCGAGGTAATTTATTAATAATTTTATCTTTATGATTTGAAATTTCTTGCCTAGGGAGATGATCGGCGGCCCAAAGAGTACCATGCTTGAGCCAAATATCCTCTCGACTATCGCCTCGGTTAACTGCCCGTTCTGCGTCTCTCAATGCTTTTTTATTCCAATCTACCCTCGCATTTGGGCCTATGAAAGTAGATACTTTTGTTTCGTCGCCAGTGAATACATCAGATTGATTATTGCTTGATGTGTTATCAGACCCTACTGCGGGTAGTGGAGGTAACCGTGTTTGTTGAATCTTTTCATCCAATACTTCATTTATTTTCATTTTTGATTCTAAATATTCCACGTTTAAATTTTCGAGGATCGTGTGTTTTGATAGAATTGTACAATCGTTTAGTTAAATCAGCTGCTTCTTCTCCTTCATAACTTTCATTTATTAATTGTACTAAATTAATAGCACTAGCAATAATATGATCTGCTTTACTTTCAATGATTAGGTGTTTATCCCTATCATGTACCATATTATTAATTTCTTCTAATAAACTCTTTGTACGTTTTTTCATAACACTGTCTCTGTATTTTATATATTTATGTGATCTTGCTAAATAGTTTTGGAGCATAGGAATACATCATGTCAGAAAATTGGTATAAAACATTTATAAATGTAGTTGAGAATCCTACAACAAAGGATGAAAAAACACCTGAACCTGAAGAAAAGCCAGAATATAGGCCTATTCATCGTTTAGATAGAGATGTACCTTCTATTAAAAAACCAACACATTTTGATAAAACTGTCACTGATGTACAAGATACACCAGATGACGAATTAACACCCTTTACGCGGTCGGGGAAAGGAGAGTCCGACGAAGATAAAGATCCTATACTGTTCCACCGAACAATGAACAAATTAGTCATATTAGGTAAAGCAGGCCTGTTAGACCATGATAGCGTTATGAAACTTAGACAAAGTTTCAAAGTAATGCTAGATGGCAAGGTTCCAAATACACAGCAAAGAGCAGTTCTCCTAACTGTTCTTGATAAACTAATAACCCTCATAACAAGTGATATGAGTCTCTTCAATAGAATTAGGAGTGACCTTCAACGAGATAAAACTCAAAGGTAAAAGTTATTCTAATTTACGCAGTAGATTCCTGAGTCGATCTTGGGAATCTACTGCTTTTTCAATTACAGTGTTTGTTTCCACAGTATCTGATACTTGACTTTTTTGCTTTAATTTTTCATACAAAGACGAAGTAGTTTGATTATCGTCTTCATCATCTTCTAGATCTGTTATTCTTAAACTGTTAATATCAAATCCAAAATCCAACTTTTGCCCAACTGCACTAGAAGAACGTGTTTTCATAAACTGTATTTGTACCCTGCCACGTTCCCGCATTGCTCTACTAGAAAATATACCTATAACATTATCAGCAGTTTGTATTTTACTTAAACCTCCTGCAATATGGCTATGATCAAATTCTATTTCGTCTACTGCTCCTCGGTTCAACTGACTTGCTGTCACAAACAAAAAGTTACCCTCTAATGCAAAATTACGTAGTTCTTCTGATACTAATTTATCTTTAGTATATAGATCTCCTACACTAATTTTTCTATTCAACGGCATCATAAGATCTAAATAATCCAACAATACACAATCCATAACTGTATTTGTTTCGATTTGGAATTCTTTTAAGAATACTCTTATATCATTTACATTACAACCATTTGGTAACTGTACTACTTGTAATCGCCCCGCATTCTTTCCCAACAAACGAACTTTTAAGTCTACATCTTCGAGATTTTTAAACAACTCTTTTGTTGACATATCTGTATGCATTGCATCCATTCGCATACTAGTTAACTGCTCTGATAACTCTAAGGATACATATAATACATTAAGTCCTAACTTGGCCCAATTGATTGCTAAATTTTGTAAGAATATACTTTTACCTGCACCACTACCTCCTGCAAAAATATTCAACTCACCTTTATTGAATCCACCAAACAACTTTTTATCTAATGTAGTCCATCCAGTAGATGTTTGCCCGTGATTGTCTTGTATATCTTTTAATCTTTTAGCAGGATTTTCCCAATAGTCTATGCCAAATTCTCTTGCTAATCCTATTTGTACTGCATCATTTATTAATTTTTCTACTGTACCATATTCTTGCTTTTCTAGTTTATCATAACTTTTTAAAATTGCTTGTTCTAATGCTTTATGTTTACAAAACTGTTCAAACTCATCTAAAAACCAACCTTCATATTTTTCAGTAGCACTTGTCATGTCTCCTAATTTAATTTGTGTAGTTGCTTCTACTTGATCTTTAGTTGGAACAGCAGAATACTTATCTGCATGTTTCATTATAAATTTTATACAATCACGTAATTCATGATCAAAATATTCGCTGTCTAATATACCCCTACACCTTGCATACAAATCGTGATTTTTTAACAAAAATTCAATAAACAATTTTTGTAATTCTGCACTATATTCTTTTGTTTCTGCCATAGCCTATTTACAATACTTTTTTGTAAGTACTTTAATTTTTCCTTGATTAGTTTCTGCACACTCTATTATACTTTTTAGTGCAAATAACTTTCCATATTTTACTACTGCATCCGATACATCCTTACAATCTTTCCATGGAGGGAAACTTACTGCCCATTTTCTTTTTCTTGCAATAGCTACTAATCTTGCTCCAGCATGATCTCTATCTGGACACAGTATTATTTTCTTGCCTAACTTTTCTATAATTTTACACTGTGTTTGATTTGCTAAATTAGATGTTACTGCAACTCCATCTACTGTTAATGCATCCATCGGACCCTCTACAACTATTACATACTTTCTTTCGTATACTTGAGCATCTAAATTAAACACAAAATCTTTTGGTTGTTGTGTATAAAACTTTGGCAAATTGTCAGGACATAATTCCCGGGATGCCCATCTTGCAGTGTACCCTACTGCTTTTCCTTTATATACATAAGGTATAAACAAGCGTTTATTTAATTGAAACGTTTCATTATTACACCAATACAATCTTTTATCATATGCACTAAATCCTCGCTTTGTTAAAAATTCAATTACATGAGAACAATTTGTTTCATCATAATAATCATTTTCAGGATCATTATAACCAAAATTTAATTGTTGAACCCAATTAAACAATGGCTGTGATACTTTGGGTAATTCTATTTCTGGCCAGTTAAATTTTATAGGTTCTTCTTCTGCTGTTTGATATTCAAATTCTTGAAAAACTTCTTGCTCTGTTGCAAGTTGCAATTTTAATCGTTGTATGTCTGCTACATCAGCACCTAATATTTCTAATAATTTTTGTAGTCTAGCAGTTATATGTCGACCAGCAGACCATCCAGTTTTATAACCACAATTAAAACAATTATATTGAAATTTGTCTACATCAAAAAAGAAACCCCCTCGTCCTCTTTTATCTGGTCGAGATTGTCCATTATGAATACACATTGGACAATTACCACTTAACCAGCCGCTAGGTGTTTTGCGATATCCAAAGGGTATGTATTGTTGTACAAACTCCAGAACTAAACTCATATTACTAGTTTAATGTCTATATAGTATTTTGTCAATTGTTCCAGTATTAGCAGGATCTTTTTCATAATAAAATCTAACCCATGCTATATTTCCACTAAAGTTAAAAGCATCTACTCCAGAAAATGCAGTAAGAAGAGCATAAGGATTAGCAAGTGATAAGTCTAATGTAAACCAATCACTAGAATCATTGCCAATAAGATCTAATGTACCTTCTGCATATAATTTACCGGTAAAATCAGTAGCATATACAGCAAATGTATGTAGTCCTGTTTTGTCATGTTTTCTAGCATCACCTTCTATTACATCTGCATAAAATTTAGCAGTACCGCCTACGGGCGTACCGCCTAATTCAGTAAATGTAGATAATGTTGTACTATCAATTAATGTAGGTAATTCAGTATCTAAAATTTCTACTGTTCCACTTACTCGTTGATTATAGTCTGAATATAAAGGTCTAACAATATCATCAGCATCTTTAACTGTGACAGTAAGATAATATAATCCTGATTCTAATTGTCTTATATCTTTTTCTGTTAATGATAATTGTGCCGCACCATTGTATTCATCTGTTAATAATAAAGGTCTACTAATAGTAGATGCTTTATCTTGTGTTTTTGTTAGATTGGCTGTCAGATCAAGTCCATTTAGATTCATGGGTTTTCTATCTTGATCCTTTATTCGAAAAGATATTAAACTGTCTGTACTTTTATAAATTTTAACGGGTCTATTATTCATGGGCAAATTTATTGTCTTAGAATTATCGTTTATATAAGTATAGACTCTCTCTTCTTGATAATTGTAAAATTCAATTGTTCGAGGCATATAATCATATCCATCCTTAATAACTCCACTTGTATTTATACTAAATATTATTAAAGCATTATGAGTACATCGATCCCAAATATATATCAAAAACTATTAGATTCTTTTCCTTTTTTAAGTTTTTGCACCCACGGTAACAACGAATTCATTGGCATTATACAAAATATGGATAATGTTTTGTGTTCTATGTACATATATGAAAACATCAAACAAGACGAAGGAAAAAAGTTATTCTTAGAATTGGGCGACGAATGGTGGTGGGGATCAAATAGACTAATTCCTATTAATATTGTATTGGGGGACCGCTTTAGACCATTTACATCTATCTTACGAACATTTAATGCCAAAGACTTTACATTAGTTCATGGCCATGGCATTAGTTTACAAAATATAATGCAGAAAAGAATTAAACGGCGTCAAATACAACTAGTTCGTAAAATGAGTTAAACTTCTAAAACAGAATCTAATCTTTTGGTACCAAACACATCATCGCACATATGACATTTGTAACATTGGTTTTTACAACTCTTTAAAACCTTTGCTAATTTAATGGCTTCTTTACTGTTCCAAAAATGTGTCATCAAATTATCTTTAATTTCATCTACATCTGTAGTTGTGGGGATTCCTTTTTTTAAACAACTAATACTAAACCACATATGAAGGGGTGCTAAATTATTTTCATATATTGTTTTAAAACTATCTGCTGAAAAAGATCTACGGTTTGTTTCTATTGCGTAAAGTAGTTTATCACCTTGATCAGTATCATCTAGATTTTTTAATCTTCCGGATAGTTTAAATATGTCTACTAACTCTGCAAATTCATCCCAATCTTTATTAGAATGAATGATAAGGTCTGTACTTGTTCTTGGATTAGTAACTCCGGGCTCTAAATAATTGCCGTCAGGACCTGGATGTAAATCTAATTCATTTCTCCAACCAACACATGTATCTCCTATCATTTCCCAATAACTATGTCCTGACCCTGCTAGTTCTCCACTTTGCCAACAGTCATGTTCTGTTTTAAAAGGACATTCAGGCAAACAACTTTCAAAAACTAAAAGACAAGTTTTTATACCCAGCCTGTCTGCTTCCTTTTTTACTTTTCTTAATTCACTACGATTCCTATTAAAGTCTCTATCCAACTGAACTGTTGTATAACCTAAATTAGCATAATCAATAAACTGTTGCGTAGTTCTTATTCCGTGGTTAACTGTATTCTTCCAATCCATTTCGGGAAATGTTTCTTGCAATACACCCAATCGCATTAAATGAGTGTGGCTTATTGTACAACTTCTAACACCATCTGCATAATATTTTCCTATAAAATTTACAAAGTCTTTTGTGATGTCTGGACGAAGCATATGCATTGGTCTATTCATTTCATTGATTGTTAACGAAATAGGAATGCCATACTTTTCTTGAATTGTTAATAAGTTTTTATAGTGTGCTTCGGATGCATCTACTCCCATAGTGTTACCATATCGTAACCCAGACGAATGATAGAAAGTAGCACCATAGTAAATATCGTAAATTTCGTTTTTGTATTGTTCTGAGGAATTTTCAAAACATCGTAAATAGAGATCTTCTGACGGTGTACTATCCCAATGTCCTATTGAGAATTTTTTGTTATATAGTTCTTTCATAATAAGTTCATGTGTACAATTACCAAATGTGCATATGCAATTGCATGTGATTTTTTAAAGTAATAAGTATCATCAGATGGTTTCTTCCAAACTTCATTAAATACTCTATCCCAACTTTCTCCTAGCAAATATCGCTTTGCAGGACGTATTATTGCTAATATTGCCGCCAGTTGTTCTACTGTTTCTGGCTTCATTTGTTTTATAATATCATAATGATTGCTTATATGTATCAACTGCTCTGTGAATTCTTTTTCTAATAATCTATGCCATGGTGGTTCTATTAACATTAACTCTACAAGATGTTGTTCACTAGTAACTTGATTATATACACCCACATTAAGAATATCTAATTTAAAAAATCCTTCTTCCTCTGCTTTTTTGTGATCAATAGTTGCTAATCCTGTTATAGGATTTGTTGGCATCTTATGAAAGTATACACCAGTATTATGCTTAACAAACCCTTTATCTTTAGTTAAAGATGCTGGAGTATGTTTAAACATGTTCAGAACACTGTCACGATTTGCTACATCAATATCAATATCTGTTGTAGATTTCATCAGTCTCTATCTATATCAGGTTCATCGTTATTATCGATATAGTCGTCATCGGTTGTTTTTGTATGGCCACATTCTAATATACGTTTTGCAAATAACGCGGCGTTAACCGCACCATGTTTTCCTATAGACATACATGCTACAGGAACACCTCTTGGCATTTGTGATATACTTAACAAACTATCCATTCCATTTAATCCTGAATTCATAGGTACACCTATAACGGGTAAATCTGTATATGCGGCAACAACGCCCGGTAATGCGGCTGCCATACCTGCCGCGGCAATAATGATTCTATTGCCTCGTTGCTCAGCATTAAGAACCCATGTTCTAACTTTATCGGGATCGCGATGTGCTGATGCTACAATTATATCAAATGATATATTGTGTTCGTTTAAAGTTTCTACACAATGATTCATTACTTCTGAATCAGAAGCACTGCCCATTATAATACCTACTTGTTTTAATGTACTCATTTATTTTATTCCTGCTTCTGTAAAGACATGTTCTACCCATGTCGAATCTGTTATATTAGTACTTATTTTTTTCTGCCAATAACTTGGATCTATATAATCTGCAACCATTTGTATTTGTTCTTCTGACATCCTATCTAATAATTTTTGTGCACCAGAACAACTATAAAGTATCCACGGAGAAATTCTTCCTGATTTGATCATATGTACCGACATATTAGTAGATACTTTATTAAAGAAGTTAGTCCATTCTTCGTTGCATTCAGTAGACCACTCTTGCATTAATATTATGCCTCGTTCTACTGCTCTATCTACGGATTCTTTTTTCATTAAGTCACATATATATTCATTGTATACCGAATCTTTGCTCCAGTCATCTATTCGTATGCCCATTCGTAAAACAAAATCTATAAATGCTTCTGGATTAATTGCATTTATATCTAAAATATATTTTCCAAATTTAACAAATGCTTTATAGTATTTTGAATCAGCAAACTCATCATATGTTTTATCTTTTTTTGCATTGGTATTATTAGAATAAAAATTTTGATATGCTCTAAATCCTAATTGAACATGTCTGTCACCTTTAACCATATGACGCCGTTTCGGTTCACACATATGAACAGCCAACGTTTGTTCTCGTGCAAATTCACGTTCACAATAACCACATTTATTCATTAGTTAAATATTTTCTTAATTTCGTTATCTTGCAATCCTAGATCTTCTGCATACTGTTTTAATTCTTTAATAGAATTTAACTCTGTCAAAAGTTCTACTTCATCTTCTTTTAAATGTTTATGTACATCTGCTAACCAAGTAGTTAGTCTATTTTTCTTAATTCCTTTACCTGGTTTAACCCATGGGTGAAATTGTTTCTTTCCTACACCACATAGTGCCATTAATTTATATTGTAATTCTCCATGATGCCTAATATCATTAAAATTAACATTAACAAATTCATTAACTGCTGTTAGGTAATGATAGTTTATTGTTTTTTCTTTTGAACTACAACAACTGACATATCGCATATATACCCAAGCAGAAAATGCATCCTTTTGTTCATCTGTTAATGAATTCCAAAAAGATTTGTTTCGTTTATCTACTGCTTCTAATATTTTACCTAACGGTATATTTTTATCGTCTTTCTTCACTATAGTATATTATATTACCAAATTTGACTTAAATCAAGTACATCTGGTATTTTATTTGTTTCCTTTACAAAATAAACAACGGGATCTTTTTTCTTTGGCCCTGTAGGAACAGCAAGAAGATGTCCATATTTTAATTTAGGAAAAACCCATTTTACTTCACTATATATATTCACTATGTCAACTTGTTTAAATGCAATCTGATAATCACTAAGAGGATTATAACAGAACGCATTAAATCCTCTATCATTAATATGTAATATAGAAATAACTTCTGGATCTCCAGCTTCTATATCCCCTATTACTAAAGACCAATCAATGGGCATTGTAAATTGCCTGCCGGCTATACTTAATACTGCCGCTGGAGCATTAAAGGATTCTAAAAATATTAAAGGTACAAATATATAATCTACAAATGTAGGATCACTGTAATCCATTACACAATATCTAATATCTTCAACTTCTTCTGGTATATTGTTTAATTGATATGGTTCGTTTTCTACTGTTAAAATTAACATCTATAATCTACCTTGTTTACATTAAACGGATATTTTGCTTCATTATAAAACTTTTTTCTTTTTGCTAAATGTCTTTTAGAAAATTTGGCCGTCGAGGTGATATCCCAGATCTGTACAAAATCCTTGTCCTCTGCCTTACGAATGCCCCGTCCGATACTTTGGATAACTCTAACAAAACTTTTACCAGGCTCAACAAGAATAAGATTGAAAATCCTAGGGATATTAATACCAACAGAGGCAACACCATAAGTAGCAATAATAATCTTATTGTCGCTGTCTTGAATTTGATCATAATGTTCTTTCCTTTCATCTGTTTTTACTGCGCCCGATATAAAAACAGCAGTATCTACTCGTTCTGTTAATCCCTTGCCCGTTTTTATTCTATCTATTAATACAAGAGTATTACCAGATTCTGAAATACTTTCTATCAAGCCTGCCATATAATCCAATCGCTGTTTATCTCCGACCAAATAAGATAGTTCACTTTGATAATTTTTATATACAGCCGTTTCTTCTAGTTGTATAATATTTACTTCACAATTGGCTAAAACTCCCCGGTCTTGTAATTCTGCCGCGCCCAATTGATGTATAACATCTCCTATACTTGCTTTAAGACTAACTTGTTCGTGTTCTTCTTTTGGTATTGTTCCTGTAAGTCCCCAACGCAATGGTACTTTAGCAAATACACTTGTTAATAACTTTTTAAGAACATCTGCTTTAACCATATGTGCTTCATCTACTATTACACATATAACATCTTCTGCAAATTCTATAATACTAGTATCGCTTAACCCATCACGGAAACGCTTTTCCATTATGTTTAAACTTTGCCATGTACATATCATATGAGTATGCCCAAACTCTTTTCTATCCCCAAAATACACGCCCGTATCCAGTCCTAATGCCTTGTAATCCGCTTCTGTTTGCTTCACTAGTGACTTGTTTGGTACTATGACTATACTACGCCCCCATGGCTCAATTAAATTGCTTAAAGACGCCGTTATGAGCGTCTTACCGGCCCCTGTAGCAATCTCTTGAAGTGCATGTGGGCTCTTTAAAAACTTATTAATAACTTCTACTTGATAATCACGAAGTACAATAGGCTGACCTGAGGCAGTATGTTTCTTTGGCCAAGTATACTCACTAAAATGATCCTTATCAATAGGATCAAATTTAAAGTCAAACTGCTCTCGTTTATCTTCTATTTCTATATCATAATTTGTAAGAAACGGTAATATACGATCAAGCAAATTAAGAAATGTCATACCTCCTACAGTAAAGAACGAAACACATCCATCCCATCTTCCTAACTTATAAGACGGAACATGATATGCATAAGGTAAGAAGAACTTTAACTCTTTTTCTAACTTACGACGAATAGGCGGATCCAATCCGTCAAACTTAATATTAACTTCGTCCCTTATGATTAGTTTACACTGCTTCATACAACTATTATTATATACTCGAATTGTCAATAACGCAAGAAAAGCGGGGAAGTTTCCTTCCCCGCTTTATGAAACTAGATATGTTATTATTATTAGTGGTGTGTGTGTTATCTAGTTTTCATTCTTCAATAATCTCTCTTTTCATACAAGTCATTTCAGCCAGTCGCTTCCACTTCTCGTTTCTAGGAGCCATTTTGAACAAGTCTGCAATTTTGAGTACCATTCTTAGTGATACTTCGCGTAGTTTGTATTTGTGCTCGTCAATATACGCAACGATCATTTCTTTCTCGCCGTCAGCAAGTTTATGATCATTTAACATACCGTCTCCAACAATCTGTCTGATACGGAGCATTCTATCGCGCATTGAATCAAGTGTCAAATCCAAATAATGACAACGAGACAAAATTGCTTCTAAGTGATCCCTGACCTTACCCAACCGTCCACCACTAACCATATTGTCAAATTTAAGGTTGGATATGAAAATTATTGATCCGTTGAACTCGTAGTAATCAGGAACTCCGGTGCGCCGTAACATCGACGAATCTGCATTCCAAAACAGTCGACGTTTCTTACCACTGTCCAATGCACCCTTTAAAAGGTTCAGTGCCAGTTCATCGAATAAAATTGAATCACAGTCATCAAGTACTAATACTTTACCTTTGTCAGACCAATTAAATAACAAAGTATAAAGACCAATGGGTGTCATTGCACCCTTTATAATATCATACTTAACTGGCTGACTACCTATCTTGTTAAAGATGTTGGCCCGTTCAAGTACTGCTTCAACACCAAATGACTTACCTACTCCTGGAGGACCCGATACAATCATACCGCGGACTGTGCCTTCCATTGTGGCCTCAGTCATTTCGTCCAGGATTTCAAACCGCTCACGAATTTCCTTCATCCGCTCGTCGTCGGTTTGTTCAAGTTTTTCTTTTACTTCTTTTGGAATGAGAGGTTCATACCCTTTCCGATCAAGTTTGATCCGAATTTTTCTATCAGGGTATCCAGCAACTCTGGATCCATCAACTGTGATAAACCCACCGCGTTTCCCTAATTTCCATCCTTTACATAAGGGAAACACAGTATTGGTGACCGCCTTGCCACCATACTCGCCGTTAAGAACACGGACTTTTCGCATAATAATAACCCTCGTTTAATGATTCACACTACCACTATATATATGATACTCTCATATGGTAGATCTGTCAACCGGTATTTCTTGGTGTTTTATTAATGATATCAATGACTTACAGAAATTTTTGGAAATGTCCTAAAATCAATGACTTATAAACCTAATAAAATCAATGACTTATAAAAAATATTAGAAACCTTACTGATTAAAGGGTTAATGTCCTAGTGTAAATAGACGATGCCGTTCTTTTTCTATGGTATTTTCTTCTGGTTGTAGGTTAGTTGTTAGATTTGTGACAGACTCGCGAGAAGCAGTGTCTTCTCCTGCTTTTGATTCAACCGGGAATTCGTCTGCAAATTTATAACGTAACATATCTTCATTGTTTTCTCGATATTGGTTGTGCCCGTCTTTCTCTTCGAATTCTGCTATAGCCTGCCTACCTTCCAACTTGCCTTCTTTCATTTCTCGTAACTTCTTCTTTTCTTCGTCGTTTACTGCAAAAAGATATAAACGTTCAGTTTTATCTTTTACGGTGTATGCTACTAATAACGCATGAGATGTTTTATCCACAAATCGTTCTTCATGCCATACGTATGTCCATTTTCCTACTGGTTGTTCATATCTAGGCAATCCATATATGGAATAAATCCATACCAATGAAGCAAAAATAAGAGTAAAAACTATAGGCGGTGAAATCCATTTAACTATAACATTAACGTTTTTACTCTGACACAATGTATAAACACACATTGTAGAAATAATAACTGCCATAGCAACAAGGGTCGGCGCCGATACTAATAATGTTTTTAATATGTGTTCAATCATGGAGGAGCCTCTGTTATATTTGTTTCTTCAACGGTAGCACTTGCCGGAGGCAATTGTTCATATTGAGTGCTATTTTCAATCTGATTTAGTCCTCTCTCATGATCAAATGTAACAGCACTACTTAAAATCCAATTTGTCTTTTCATAATTTACATCAAAAATCTTTCCTTCTTCGTCCATTGTAAAATTAAATGCAGTTGCTTGTTGACCTCGTTTTGTTAACAATACTTCTTGACTGGCCAATAATTTAAAATTAGGCTTGTTATCATATAATTCAATTAGCACTGGAATTTCGGCAGTTTCTTGATCCTTTCTATTATACCAATGGATATTAACTCTCCATTGTCCGGGAATAAAACCACGAATGAAAGTAAATTCTTGATTTTGGAATACTATTTTTCTTTCACCGTTTATTATTGCATAATCGTTTGATTGACCTAAATCATCTTTTTCTAAATTAGTAAACCCTGCTTCTCTACTTCTATATCCTATTTTTTGTCCTAAAGGATCACGAACCCATAAATCTACATCATTTTTATCTTGATCTGGCCATGTCATTTTAATAACAAACTGTACATCGGGGTCCATCTTTTTTTCTGTGGTAGGAGGTGATATAAGAATAAATGCTATAATGAATAGCATAACAAATCCTACTGTTAAATTGAAAAGTAAATCTACGAATGCAAATGTGCTTCTGTGTTTCCGCCTATCCATTTCATTTCTTCGAATAGGCGCCAGAGGTCTTTTTCGCTGGCCCGGAATTTTCGATATTGATTAATTGAAATTTGATTAATAAACTACAAATAAGACCTAACAATGTAGTTGTTAGTGCTGTACTCATTCCTACAGCCAATTGACCAATGGCCCGTTGTAATGTTTCTGTTTCTTCTACATTAATATTTAGAAATGCTGTACCTAACATTAATAGAAAACCTGCCACCGTTCCTATCATACCAACGGTAATACAGGCTTCACTTGCGAACCATGCCGGTTCAAGATTTAATTTTTTATTGGGTTTTTTATACTTTATATAAGAAAGTTGACCACAATAAAGAGATATGAATATGAAACTAATTAATATAACAAAACTGAGTTTTGTAACATCATTATTCCATAACCATTGGTGTAGATTTTCGTATAGACAGTATCCACCACTAAACGCGAGTAAACCTGTAAAAATCCACCATCTCCAAAAAACCATATATTGTCCTCAGTGGTCTCATCATAGTATCAAACTATTATAACTATTTATGATGAAACGTCTGAGACTTTAACGCGATTTATAATTGTTTCTTGACAATTACTATATCTACTTTTGCCCTGACTTTTTACAAAACCAGCAAGGGTAATAGTCTTACCTTCTAGTATTCCGGATATATCTGGGTCCTTCGAGAACCAAAATTTAACAACATTCTTATTATTTTCTAACCCAGTTACCATAAAGATACTCATTTTCTTAACAAACGTAATATCAATTATGTCTAAAGTAAACATACAACGGGTACCTATTTTACCAATAATTTCACTAGAACTTATTAAGTTGTCGAGTCTATCCTTAACAGTGTCTCTCTTTGTCTGATGCTTCTGTGTGTTTGGAATACTAGCAATTAATGCAACACCATATACGCCTACCTTTTCGGCAGAGATATTTTTCATCAATGCATCTTCAAATTCGTTTAGATTGCCACCTAACTTCTTCATAGTAAGTCGGCCTGTTACATCATCAATTAAATGTACTGCCGCTTCTCGATCAGAAGTAGTAGGTTTTATTCCTTCTCCTTCTTTATTAAGCAAAGAATGAAGGACAATGGTTTTATTATCCTTTATTACTTCTTCTGAACCGTCGTCATTTACTTTGGTGTAACCCTGGCCACTACGAACAAATCCTTGTATATTGTCAACTGCTATAGCAGTGGCAATAACGTCAAGGGTGGGAAATTCAGGGTTGGTTTTGTAAACCAGTCTAGATGTGCGTCTCATATCCAAGTACCTTTAACCTTACTCTATACTACTATTATAAGGTCAGACTATCTATCTGTCAACCATGAATTCTTGCTTTTATTTCTCTTTGTTTTCAAAGACCTAAGTCTTCTAACCCTGCAGATCGTAGTTTAATTATGTTATTAATCTGGAATTGCTTGGCATCTATTGCTTTAGTAAAGCCAATATACTTGTTTCTAACCAGTGCAAATTCATTGACTAAATGCTGTAGATCTACAACATCTTGCTCACCATCAATATATTGTTGGACATCACGAGAAGTTAATTGTCGTTGATAATGTTCTAAAAATTGCTTATATTTGATTGAACGTA